TGTACCCTACAGGTTTGGGGATAAGCGCATCATCTAAGGCTTCTTGCGCTATCTCATCTATTCTTATTTTTTCTTTGCGTTTCTTTTCTAACGCGGTCATTTCAGTCATCTTCGTCTTCCATATAATTGCGCGAGAGGTCACTTATTTCTCGTAATGCGGTGTCAAGACCCCGAATAGCACCGCACACTTCTTTATAAGCGGCGTAGTCTTTAGCTGCACCGGATCGTATAAAGTCTTCGCTAGACCTTTTGTGGTCTGTAAGTTTATCTGTTAGCACGTCAAAGACGGTCTTAGCCATTATCTATCCTCTCTGTCATCGCGGTAGGCTTCAGACGCATCACGATGCGCTTCTGCTCTAGTTCGTTTTTCTTCGTCAACAGCTTTAGCCATATCAATAATGACTTTCGCTTCTTCCATATCATTCTTAGCTTCCGTAGCTATATTCTGCGAAGCAATGCGTTGCGCTTCCAGTACGATATTCGCTGCGGATTTATCTTTATCCAGTTGTATACGTTCCTGGTCAAGCTCCACATCTGCCACATCTTTCGCTGCTTTACGCTGCGCGTCCTGTTCTTTTATTGCCAGTTCGCGTTGCTGCATTTGAATGATGGGGTCTTCAGCAATCTCTTGTGCCTGTTGCTGTGCAGCATCCGCTTGTTTCTGTGCAGTAAGTTGCATAGCTGCTTTAGAGATCAGACCCGCCAGTCTAACTTCAAACTCTTCAGGTAGTTCTTCGTTAGGCGGTGGTAGAGTTTGCCCTAGGGTTTGCTCTAGTTGTTGTCTATATAGGAAGGCCGTGTGCTCTGCAATGTGGGCTTGTAGTTCTCCCACAATTTGGTTTGCCATTGGGTTCTGCCCAATAGTAGCAGCCATCTGCGGGTCTTCTAAAAAGGCTTGGTGAGTTTGTATGTGTGCTTGGTGATTCTGATACAAGAATGCCTTTATAGGTTTACCCACTAACGCATCCATGTTCTCACTAACTGGGTCTTCAGGCTTCATGTCATCATCTGTTGGAACTAACTTATCCGCATTCTTAATGCCTAAGACCTCAATCATCTGCCTATGTAGCTGAGGCAAATCATAGATTTCAGGGGAAGCCTGTGCCATCTGTAGTACTGTCTGATATTGCACAACTCGTTGTGCCATCGTACTACTGTTGGGGTCGCTGACAGGAATTACTTCCACCGTGGCATAATCGGCTTGGCGGGCGCGAGGCGTACCACGGTCAGGCTCATAACCATACTCTAAGGGTGCGTATTCAGCCATAATCGCCCTAAGCAGTTTAAATTCCTGCTTCATCGCATAGTGAACACGCGATTGGACTGCAGCCATTGGCTTTAAGGTACGCTCTAGTAGAGCTAATGTTGTCCCGACAGGTGCATTTGCACTCATATCGGAGATATTCATGTCAGAAATAGCCCCTAATCTACGGCCTTCCTCAGTAATTCTCTCTAATAGCGCCAAAAGGGTCTGACTTGGCTCTTTATAGGGCAATGGCAGGATATTTTCCCTAATTGACCCGCTCGGTACGTCCACATCACGGAATTCACCCGGCCCAATGGGTGTATCACCCGTAGTTACACGCATTCCACGGGATTTTAGGCCACCTGGCAGGTTAGAAAGCGTTCCTGCGTCAACTAATTGACGTATCAGGGACGTTCCAGCCCGTGCATAACCACCAATAATGTGAATTAAACCAAGACCATAGAAGCCAAACCCTGGAACATACACGTAATGTACAAAATGTTGACGCTTTAGCTTTAATGGGTCGTCAGGATTCCAGTTTCGGCGTACCGCAAGTACTGTTGCGGTGCCTTTTTCAATAGTAATAACGTAAGGTTTGGCTATTTGCAGCGAATCTGCGTCTTTATCAGCCCCATCTACCTCATCAATCACTATATCTGCGTGAATTTCATAAACGGCGTAGCGATCATCCGTAGAAAGAGAGATTCCGGCCTGTTCAGCCTTGGCTTCCTCTATATCTGTAGTAAAAGCAACCGGATCACCAAGGTCTACTTCCCTATAAAACCCCGCATCTTGGAGTTTTACCAGTTCATTCTTGGTTTTACGCATCACATGCGTGACACGTTCGGCTGATTCCAGGTTAGATGCGCCATACGGGACGATCATATCTTCGGCTGGAATGTAAATTGCGGTCTGCCGATCAAGGTTGGGGTCAAAATAAATCTTTTTAAAAGCCGATCCTGCTAATCCTAAGCTGTATAGCATACGTTCGTGTTCAGGGCGGTACTCCACCATGACATCCGTAAGCTCGTAGTTCATATCGGTTTTAACGCGCAGAGCTGCGTCTTCTTTATCCCGCGTTATTTCACCTAATATTTGTGTTTTTACCGGGCCAGCGGCTGGAAATGTCTCACTCATGGCCTCTGCTTGGAATCTTATAGCCGCTTCAGCCAGTACGGTGCTGTACACACCACAGGCATTTTCCCAGGGTTCAGTCCTATCCTCGTAACTAAAGCCCAGAACCTCTAGTCCTTTAACAAAAGTTTCAGCCCAATCACGACGCGAGCCTATGTCCCCGTCTACCGCTTCTACTAATTCACTGGATAAACGGTTTAATTGCCCCTCATCCATGTATTCTGCAAGGTTCGCATCAAACGGAGCAGTATCAATGTCTGTATTCATTGCATCCGGCACAAGAGTAATCTCCATACTCCCGTCTTCAAGCGCTACTACGTCCGGCTCTATTTCAATTTCTATAGCTTCTACTGCTTCTACTGCTTCCCCTTGGGGGGCTGGAACCATACTTCTCTCAATAGCCATTAGTAGTACCCGCCTCTACGTTGTTTAAAGTACCGAATCTCATCTTCCTGATCTGAGGGTAGCCTTACAAAGCCGCCTTTCCTGTATCGCATTAGTGCCAGTGACACAGAATCCACGTAGTCATCATGTTCCCCTGACGGAAAACTTGCTACCTCGTCAATAACTTCTTCCGCCCAAGGGCGGTTTGGTGTCCATACCATACCAGAAGCAAATAAGTCAGACACGGAATTAAGCCGCGTTATCTTGTCATTACCCCGTGTGGGGGTGAACTCCTGCACCGGTATCCCCATCGCCCGCATCTCGTAGATCAGCGGCGCACCGGATGCTTTCTTCTCCACAATGATGGAGTCTGGTTCCCAACTCTCGTACTGCTCTATAGCCACCTTCTTCAGGCGGGGGAACTCCATCCGTTCCCTGAACGCATTCAGCAGTATGATGTTTGCTTTAGTTACCCCCGCGTCATCAGGGTGGTAAAACACTCCCCACGTAGTAAGCGCCGAATAGTCAGCCCGGTTATTCTTCTCGAACGCTGTATCCCAGGCCATCAGGATATACTCACAAGGCGGGGGTTCTTCCTCCTCCCACGCTTGCCACCACTCACGTTTAACAATAGCTGAGGTATCAGACGTAGGATTCTGCTGGTACTGAGCCATCCACTTGGCATTAGGTAGTTCCTGCTTCAGTACATGTAATTCATCCCGCGACCAGAACTCCGGCCACAGGGGGGTACCACTTGGCATAAGTGCAGGAAATTCAATGACTTCCCACGCATCGCCCCCACGCTCTGCTTCTGCTTTTAACACCTTCGCCGTCAGGTCACGCAGGCTCCAACGGGTCATTACAATGACGATTGCCCCGCCTGGTTGTAGTCTCTGTCGTGGCCCTGATGTGTACCACTCGTAGGTCTTGTCGTAAATATCAGGGTTTATCTCGGCCAGTGCTGCTTCCTGTTCCGAGTGCGGGTCGTCAATAATCAGTAAATCCGCACCTTTACCAGTAACCGCACCGCCAACACCAATCGCAAAATAGTCACCGCCTTTACTGGTGTTCCAGCGTCCTGCTGCTTTTGAATCGGCTGACAGGTGTAACTCAGGAAATATGGCACGATAATTGTCCTGATCCACAAGGTTCCTAACCTTACGACCAAACCCTACCGCAAGCTCTGCGGTGTGCGAAGTCTGAATAACTTTCTTATGAGGGAACTGCCCCAGAAACCACGCAGGTAGTAAATAACTAGCAAACTCAGATTTAGTATGACGAGGAGGCATATTAACAATGAGGCGCTTACACTCACCACGAGCCACCCGCTCAAACGCTTCAGCCATTTTCCCATGATGCTTCCCGCTGATAAACACAGGCCACATCTGCTTTACAAAATCTATGAACCGCGTCTGTGCTTTCTTTTGTTCTTTAAGTTTATCCAGATGATCCAGCTCGGCCAGCAGTTTTTCCTGCTCAGGCAGAGACAACATAGGAAGTATGGCAGGTATATCCTTAAGGCTGAGGTCATCAAAAGGAGATGCTTCAGGCATCCAGCTCTGCTCCTTCCTCACCTAACGCCTCGTCCAGGCGCTCTTCCATAGGCGCTACGTCTATTACAGTAGCGTTAAGGAGGTTCTTCACCCGGTCTTTAATGGCTTTCTCTAGGTCTTCAGGATTCTTATAGTTTATTGTTAGCTCGCTACGCTCAGTAAATACCCCTATATCGCTATGTTTTCCTAGCAATTCCAAGGCTTTAAGTTCAAAACGAGGGTCACCACAGTTAGCTATCTCCATTAGCTTATGTGTTATGGCAGCTCTGGCTTCTGCTGCATCCATAGCGAGTTGTTGGCCGTACATACGCAGAAACGACGCTGCTGCAAAAGCTGTAGGCGGGTGGGTCAAATCAGCAGTTTTAGTTCGTTCGGCTACTGCTTGAAGGAGTTGTTTCTCTCTTTCCGCATCTTCTTCAGTAACCTCAAGCTTCGCACCTAATGATTCCTGTAACTCTGCCGTGTTGCCAGCCACCTCGACCTCTTTAATGCGGGTCGTAGGTTTTTCCTCTGCCAAATCGTAAGGAACAGGGTGATCTTTAGTGGGGTCTATCTGTACCACAGACATGTCGCAGGTATCCAATACCGGTTTCGCGGAGTGTAACAGATATGGGGGTAGGAGCAAATCATCCTGGGACTCAAGTAGGGGGGTGTTCCCCTGTGAAGGAAGGTGGGGGTGCGACCTGGATTGTTACAAAAAGAGGGGGTGGGGTTGTGAAAATGTGTAATCTGATGTGCATTTTATTATGTAAGGGAAGGCGGGACTCCTACACGCCCTGCGCGGGGGGTGGGGGTAGGTAGGTAACCTACCTTGTACTATGTACCACAGTTTGGTAGTCTTGGGATTGAGGTGGCGCAATGGTGCGCGACCCATTAACAAGGTAGGTTACCTACCTAATCGGAGAACCACATGAACAAGAAAACACAAAAGAAACCAACGGCTCAAAAGCCTATCGCAAAAGCACTAGCTACTACAGTAGATGTATCAATCCCTGCTACGCTTAAGAAGCAAGCCGGTATCATT